GTTGGATACCTCCTCCTCGGGGAAGTATTTCGCCAAGGCATCAAGTCTATCGTCAGCACAAGCCAGCAATTGAAGAGCCTCATTTGCATTGTCCCAGAAGTCACTGGTAGAGTGATCCCCAATTCCAGCTGCATTCTCAGACATGATCTCTAGACTGAGTAAGGCTTTGCTTTTGTCTGCTTCAGCCAGAGATTTCAGCATTCTATATAGTTCTGGTTTCATTTTTTTTGATGAGTTCTTCTGTGTCAATAGCGCACCCGTCTAAGCGATAGAGAAAATAATTAGCGTTATCCAGGCTGCTACAATTAATATCTATTTGAATACGTCACTATTATAGTGATTGAATATACAGAGTCAAGAGAATTTTTCAAGAATCCAGAAAAAAGTGTAACTTAGAGAGTAATGCCTAGCGTTTATACACTTCTTCAAGAAATACATTCAAGCACAGGGGTGGAATCAGGAGATTGGAGTGGATTTCGACATCGCGTAACAGGATATTATCTTGTAAGTGGAACAACAACAAAAGAATTGGAAGCTTCACACTTAATAAGGGAATATAACAACCAAGTAAACTTGCGCTATAAAGCTTGGACGGGAGCTTCACCTGTGACGACAGGGCTATTCATAGAACCGTATGATGACGGATTTCGTTATTTAGGAACAGGGGGGTTTCGTGATTACCCCTAAACTTCCTCTAAGGGGATATTATACTTAGAGTAAGGCAGAAACCAATGCTCACAAGATTGAAGAACATCTTTTAGTAAAACCATTGACATCATATCTTTTCTTCCTTTGCGCCGATACCCTTTATAGAGGCATTCATCCACTCTATTTACAGTGTCTCTTAGGTCACATTTTTCTTTAGCTAGATTAAATAGGTCTACATTTTTAGCGTGAAGAAAAAAAGCCCCTAAATCAAAAGCTATCCACAAAGGGGTTCCGTTTTCATTGCACCATCCCGTCTTTCCATTAACATTTAAAAACTCCAGTAGGATTTTACCTTCACGGGTTGAGTTTTTTAATCCTTTTAAATCAACAGTTTCACCGTTTACTACAAAGTCTACATGACCTATGTCTTGGTTTTTCCCCGTCTTTTTAATAGTTAAACCCGCACAAAGGCACGAATGATGATATCTCTCCGTAGATTCATCCATTAATTTTTGAGTATGGGCTACATGTGTAGAACCCGATAAACCCTTCGCCTTATCTGATATCATTAATTACAGTATATAAGAATAATTGATTAAGGCAACACTAATATACGCCAAAACCCCCACCCCGCGCAGGATGGGGGAATGTCTAGGGAATAATCCGTAGATTAGTCCGTAGATTTCTGCTTGGCTTTCCCAATGTTTAACGCAGCCCAGTCAATAATTTTGTAGACTTTAGACCACAAAGACCCCTCTTTAGGGGTTGGGGTGGCAGCAGCAACGGCAGATGCAAAAGCAATTGCGGCTGCTACTACGCCAAACCAAGGGTTATCTTGAACTAGTTGAAGAATAGTGTCCATACTTCTATTTACACCTAATCAGGTTGAACTATGTAACTTTTATCTTTAATTCTTTGCCACATTTGACGCTCTGACCATTCATTATGGAGTCTTTCTTGGGTAAAATTTAACCACCTTTCGTGAGAATCTTTTAAGGCTGAATCAGCCTTTTGTTTACCTACCCACTTGCCGACTTCTGTTTCAGAGTTTCTGTCAATTTTGTATATCTTAAAGAATTCCCTAAAAATTTTGAGATGTTCTGGCTCAATATCAGCTAATGTTTTATATTTTTCTTTTGGTGACCAGTCTGGAACTGCTATGAGCTTATTATCAATCTTGCCGCCATCTACAAACCCAAGAACACCTAGCGCCCTACAGGAAACTAGGACTCCTCTATCAATAGGGTCATGGTTAAATACCAATACATCTAAAGGATCATCATCAAGTGCAATAGTCTGTGGAATAAAACCGTAATTAATAGGATATTGGAGAGATGAAACTAGACACCTATCTAATTTAAATATATTTAAATTCTCATCATACTCATATTTTGTATTAGTCCCTTTAGGAATCTCAATAATACAATTTACATGTTCATAATCATCTGATGTGATAGGTATGTCATTTACAAGATTCATTTCATTCTACCTTGACCTCTATATTTTTTCTTATAAAGCTTGCTAGATTTATTATTAGTATGCTTACTCTTAGAGTGAACACCTTTATTTCGAACTCTTTTTTTGAGAGAGTATGATGATGTGGATTTTTTAGCCATATTTTAAAGTAAAACGTAAGTGGGGGCAATATCTTCTAGTTCGTCACACAACCTTTCAATTTCAGTTCTATCCATTTCCTCGCTAAAACTTTTTAGTTTGCTAACTTCCCAGCAGAACTTTTGATATTCACTACTCTGCATTCTTTTTTCCTTGGTTTGATTATCATGGATAAAAGCATCAAAGACTTCATATCTAGTAGGATCAATACACTTTTCAATAGGGTCAAAAACAGAATGACCCACAACATAATTGAAGATATCCTCTCTTCTTATCTTGATCTTAAGCTTGTCCATTGACCTATTATATAGGAAACAATAGCTTAATCTACAGAATTCTTATTCTACTACGAATTTTTGAAACGTGGCGGTTTTTTTCTAAGACAGAACCGCCCTCCCTGCTGCCAGCCCCGTTGGTATTACCCTCGATAGTTTTAACGTAACCGCTTGAATCTACATCGGCTACAGCTAAACCAATATGAGAAAAACTAAAAACAACTATGTCACCAGCTTTAATGTCTTCGTTTGTAGGCTTCCTCAACTCTACACCATTAGTAGCTTGTTTTTTAGCCCAGTTTTCAAAGTCCCAAGCTCCAGCAGTCTGTGGACGGTTAAATGCAACAGTCTCTCCCTCTATTGATTCCCTAACTAGCCAGCATATAAACGCAGCACACCAAGGCCAACCCTTGTCAGGATCTAACCATGTGGCAGCTTTGTATTCATCAACCCTTGGCCCACAGTTACTACCATCAACCTCAGAGACTCCTATTTCTCTCCTAGCGAGAGAGACCATTTTTTCTGGTATGGTGCTACCAGAAACAACAGGTTCCTTGGTAGATAGTTCAGCTAAGATAGCATTCCATGTCACAGGGCCGTCTGCTCCATCAGCAGAAACACCTAAAAGCTTTTGGACAGCTTTAACTACTTCTTTTTTTCCTTTAAAATTCATCTACACCTCCTACTAAATGATGCACACACTGACATTACAATCGAAAGAACAACCGTTAAAATCATAAAATTTCTGTATTCATCTATTCTGCAATATAAGTCCTCAGACTTTCTTTCATTATAATACATCTTAGTATCCATAATATTATTGATAGCCTCGATAGTTGGATCGGTCATTGTATACATGTGAGGAATGGAAGCTTTAATACTATTAACGTCTTCTTTATTTCCCCACTCGATCAACTGACTAACATAAGAGCTTATTTTCTTCTCTTGCTCAAAAACAAAATCTGCATACTCAGTCTCATCGGGAGTAATATCTTTCTTGTATCCCTCTAGATATTCATCTTTATTTGCGCTTTCCTCCTCTAGAACCTCAACCATTTCACTAGGAGATATAATACCGTGGGAAGTTTTTATCACAGAATCTACAATAATTACACCATACCAATCAAAGCACATTCCAATCTCCATGATAGAGGATTCTGATTGGCGAGCATTTTCTGCTAGGGTATTATTTATATCTTCTGTAAGAGTTGTTCCTCTCCAGCCAAACGTTAAACAAATTGCCGCTAGGCAATAAACTATGAACTTGGGTCTCATTTTTTAATAAATTTTTCTGGGTTTTTAGCAAACCTTTCCCCTAATTTAACGATACCACTAATCACCTCTGGGCTAACCACACCAATAATACCATAAGTAATAGCTTTCGTAAGGGAAGATACATCAGTTTGTTCTAAAATAAACCAAGCTACACCAGCAGCAATAGCTGCTGTTAATATTCGTTTTAACTGCTGTTTACACGATAGTTCATTGTCGCCCGACAAAAGCCTAGCCAACATCGCAGCAGCACCCACCAGCGGGACTAACCATCCTCCGTTAAGAAACTCCTTTAAAATAGACTTTTCGGGTTCCATGTTTCTTTATTTACACTGAATACAAAAAAAGCCTCCCCAAAAAGGGAGGCTTTTCTTATTATTTGTTGGGGGGTTACAATCAGAATTTGTAGTTAAACCCTGCACCTACGACCCAATCGTTGTCGAGAGAGTAGGCAGATCCATCTACATCATTGTGGTTATAAGAAACTTTTGCACCTACAGAAAGGTTGTTACCGAAATCATAATCGGCAGAAACTCCAACCTCTACTGCGTTGTAATCGTTAGCGATATTTGCGGAAACAAATGGACTAACAGTGAGATTATCTACTGGAGTAGCAAAATCCCGCGAAACAGTAATTTCAACTCCATAGGAAGCATCAGTTCCAAGCTCATGCCAGAAACTAGCAGTCAAATCTGCCCATTCATGAGAATAGGTAAGACCTAGACCAGCTTCCTCCCAGCCACCATAAGAGGATTCAATTTGCTGGAGATAAATCTCTGCGTCAATTGATTGGCCCAGAATGGTTACTGGACGCGCCCAAGAAATCGAAAGATCAGTGTCAGTGCCTCCGTCAGCATCGTAAATATCAACGCCGACCGAAGCAACCCCACCTTCAAACGAAGTGCCGAGAAGCACAGAGTAACCCAGAGAATCCTCCCTGACAGCTAAACCTCCACTAGTGGAAAGATTGCTGTAAGAAACGCTAGCGTCCACAGAAATGTTTTCTGCGAGATCTTCAGCGTTAACACCCGCGCTACCAATGGCAACGCCCAACATTGTTACAAGACTAAACAGTAATGTCTTCATATTTATCTATTATCCAAATTTTTGACTGGTTGTCAACTCAATTTTACACATTTACTTTAAAGAGTCGCGGTAAAAATCCCGCATTTCGCGCATATTAGTGATATTTACCCCAGCTTTGTCTGATTCAATCACTAGATCAAATGTGCTTGAGGCTTTGAAAGTCTCTCCTGTGGGTAGTTTTATTAACCCCCCCTTATTATCTGACATTTGCCCATCTATCTTGATTAGACAGTTATGCCACCAACGCACTTTATCTAAGTTAAGAAGGTTTTCTGTGTGACGGGGGCATATATTACGAATATTAATTCCGCGAGGATTATAAGTGCATACTAGAGGAATTGCAGTTAATTCTGACTCGTAGTTTTCAATTGTTACTTGGTGCGCGTCACCCCAAACAACACCATACTCGCAGTTATGAGCGGTTATGTTTTCTAAACGAATAGATAAAACCCTTCTTTCGCCAAGCTCAAAGGCGGTAGATCCTTCTCTCGCAAACGAGTCGTCACCACCCAAAGTAGCGTCACTGAAAACATCCCTAACTGCATATGTGTCTCCCCCTAACCTGACTCCAATAGAGTTCTCCCCAAAACCACGGACAATTAAATTATAT